GATATAGAATTGTCAGGTGCGTTTACTTTAGGGTTAAGATTATTCCCTGCTTTAAATAATGTAATTGTTTTAGGAGATAATACAATAAACAATGAATTTTTTAAAATAACTAGTAGCACACGATTAAGGTTTAAAACAGATGGCTCACACGTTGATATTGATGTTAATGACGGAGATTTAACGGCAGACAATTATTTAGTAGTTACTCGTAACGCTTCTAACTTAGTTACACTTTACGTTAATGGCGTAGCACAAACTGATACAGAAACTTTAGCAGGAACTGCAAATATTGATGCAATAGGAGTAAGAAACCCTGATACAAACGCTTATGACGGAACTATTAGCGAAATACAAATATATGATACAGAAAGCACGAAACTTACCGCTAATGTAAATACTTATTTATCAAACTTATAAAATGGAAAACATACTTAGTATAAACTTAGAAACATCAACTGCACCTATCGTAAGAGAAGTAAGAGGTCGTGACTATATAGAATACGGAACAGAAGACTGGAGAAACCTCTATCCGCAGTTCTTAATTGACTTATATTACAATTCTAGCACACACGCTGCAATCGTTAATCAGACTTCAGAAATGATAGCAGGTGAAGACTTAGTAGCTAAAGAAGAAGACGCTATAAATTTAGAAACTTATGTTAAATTAAAGAAGTTTTTAAGACACGCAAATTCTAATGAAAGTTTACACCAAGTAATTAAGAAAGTTGCTTTTGATTTTAAACTTCAGGGGGCTTACGCTATACACGTTGTATGGAATAGAGAACGAACAGAAATCGTTGAACTGTATCACGTGCCAGTAGAGAGGGTAAGAGCAGGAAGACCAAACGAGTTAGGGCAAATTGACACTTATTTTATTAGTGCTGATTGGTCTAATACTAGAACAAATAAACCTTACCCTGTAGCTGCTTTTAATGTTAATGATAGAACTTCAGGAAGTCAGTTAATTTATTCAGGTGCTTACAGTCCTAATATGGACGTATATCATACACCAGATTACATAGCTGGTTGCAATTGGGCTTTAGTTGACCAAAAGGTAGCTGAGTTTCACTTAAACAATATAGAGAACGGTTTTGCAGGTTCTTACTTTGTAAGTTTCGCAAATGGCATACCGACACAAGAAGAACGAAGACAAATAGAACAAAGTTTAGTAGAGAAATTTACAGGTGCTTCTAACTCGGGTAAATTTGTATTAACATTCTCAGACGATAAGACTAGAACACCAGAAATAACACCTATAAGCGTATCAGATGCAGACAAGCAATATTTAGCACTCCAAGAATTATTAGTTTCTAATATTTGTGCAGCACACAGAATTACATCTAAAACTTTAATGGGTATTGATACAAACAATGGTTTTTCTAGTAATGCTGACGAACTTATTAATGCAGCGAATTTCTATCAAAATACAGTGGTAAGAGGTTTTCAATTAAACATCTTAAACACTTTGCAAACTATATTCTCAGTAAACAATATAGACTTACCTGTAGAGTTTGTACAATTAAAACCTATTACAGTACAATTTGATTCTAAGACGATTAGAGAAGTAATGACGATTGACGAAATAAGGGCTGACTTAGGGCTTGAACCTTTAGGAGATGAAGATACAGTAGAACAAGACGTTAAACTATCTAAGGCAGGAACGGTAGACGGACAACCTGTATTTACTACAATAGAAGAAGCTGAAGCACACGCTAAGACAATAGGTTGTGAAGGGTATCACGAACACGACTTAGAAGGGCAAACTGTTTACATGGCTTGTAAAGACCATTCAGAAGCAACTAACTTAAAAAAATGTAACTGTAAAAAAACAGAAAATGATTTTACAGAGTTAGAAAGTTTTATTGAAGAATTTGGAGAAGAAGTACCTGAAGATTGGGAAATAGTAGATGAAGAAAAAGTTGAAGATGAACACGAAGATTTTGACTTTGAAGCAGAACTAAATAATATTGCTAATGGTAAAACAGAACTAGCATCAACAGGAACAGCTAGACCTAATGCAAGAAGTGTACAAGATGGAGTAAATAAGTCTTATAATGACTATTACAAAGTTAGATATATGTACACTAAAGATAATGCTTTAAGTCAACAAGGTGAAACTAGAGAGTTTTGCAGACTTATGACTTCAGCTAAAAAAGTTTATAGAAAAGAAGATTTATTAGCTTTAACAAATAAACCTGTAAATAAAGGCTGGGGACCAAAAGGAAATAGTGCAACTTACTCAATCTGGCTTTTTAAAGGAGGAGGTAATTGTCATCACTACTTCAGAAGAATCGTGTATAAAACTTCATTAAGAAATGCTAAGTCTAATATTAAAAGCAGTCAAATAATATCAGATGTAAAAGCTATTAGTGAAGGGTTTACTTTAAGAAGAAATAGCGGACTAGTAGCAAAAGCACCTAAAAGAATGAAAAATAACGGCTTTTTAAAACCAAGATAATTATGGCATACGTATTATTTATATCAGAAGCAAAGCTAAAAGATAGCACTGCAATCAACTTAAATGTAAGTACAGACTTACTATTGCCTTATGTATTACAGGCACAAAAATTGTATGTAGAAACTAAACTAGGAACTACACTTTATAAAAAGCTAGAAAGTTTAATTACCGCAGGTACAATAGGTAATGTAGGGAATGAAGCATACAAAACTTTAGTTGATGACTATATTGGAGACATGTTACCGAATTGGGCATTTTATCACGCTATACCTTTTTTAAGATTTAAGATAGAAAACGGCAATATCTATTCTAAGACTTCAGAAACAGGAACGGCTTTAAGTACGGAAGAAGCTCAACACCTTAGAGAAGAAATCAGGAATACATCAGAGTATTACACAGAACGTCTAATTGAATATGTAACTAACAACACTACTAGCTTCCCAGAATACAATACTAATAGTGGTGCAGATGTAAACCCAGACCAAAATGCGTATTACAATGGGATGAATCTTGAAAGACCAATGCGACAAGGAACTAAACTTACATTGAGAAACTTTTTAAACGCTTCTGATTACTAATGAAGAAACACTATAAACCAAAAACTAAGAACGTAACTAAGCTAAAGACTTACTTAGATAAAAAAACAAAACAAAATGACAGAAGTAAAAGATACTCTACAAGTAGGGTTAGCCAATAGTTCAGCAATAGCATTCAGCGTAACTGATTGTAACGAAATATTAACGCTAGTTTCTTTAATTCTAGCAATAAGTTTTACTGTATATAAATTCATTCAATTTGAAAAAAATAAATAAATGGCTCGTAAAGTTATTACAAGCGCTTTTAAAAGCATTAAAAGGAAACGAAAGGGTGTACACTCCAAAAACGCAAGTAAAGGACAGAGCGGCTACAAAAAAGCCTACAGAGGTCAAGGGCGTTAATCTTCTTTTAATTAGAGATACTTTTTCAGAAAAATCAACTATTGGTAGGCTTTTTATCAATGGTGAAAGTTTTTGTGATACCTTAGAAAACCCTTATATCAATAACGAAAGAAATATAAGCTGCATTCCAGAAGGGCAATACAAAGTTAGACTAAGACTTCCTAGAGAATCAGCAACTAGGGATTACTTGCATTTATTAGTTCAGGATGTGCCAAATAGAAGCTATATACTCGTGCATATCGGAAATAAACCATCACATACCAAAGGATGCATATTAGTAGGGAACGGTCGTCAACAGGACGTTGTTGAAAACTCACGTTTAGCTATGGACTTAGTAATCAAAGAAATACTAAATTTGGGCGGAGAAAATATTAATTTAATAATCAAAAATAAATAAAATGAAAAAGTTTTTAGAAAAGTACCTTATCGGTCAAATGATTAAGAGCAAGAAGTTTTGGTATGCAGTTAGTTCAGTAGTAGTACCAGCTTTAGTTACTTATTTAGGAGTTGATGAAACAACTGCAAAAGATTTGTACTATGCAATCTTAACACTAATTGTAGGTCAGGGAATTGCGGACGTTGCAAAGAAATAACAGGTACAGATTAAAGCCGCATGAAATTGTGGCACTAGAAAAGATGCGAGAAACCGAGACTAGAAATGTTCTAGTTATCGGTGACTTGCATGAACCGTTCTGTCTTGATGGCTACTTAGACTTCTGTATAGAACAATACTATAACTATAATTGCACTGAAGTAGTCTTTATAGGTGATGTAATAGACAATCACTACTCTAGCTATCATGAGGCTTCAGCTGATGGAATGGGCGGCTTAGATGAGCTAGAATTAGCTATTAAGAAAATAGGGCGTTGGCGTGATGCCTTCCCTATGGCTACAGTTATTATAGGAAACCACGACAGAATAATAATGCGTAAAGCTCAAACCTCCTCTATACCTTCTAAATGGATTAAGTCTTTTAAAGAAGTATTAGAAACACCTGACTGGAACTTTGTAGAACGATACGAGCTAGACGGTGTACAATATATACATGGAGAAGGCGGCACTGCTAGAACTAAGTGCAGAGCTGATATGATGAATACAGTACAAGGTCATCTTCATACACAATGTTATACAGAGCATTATGTCGGTAAGAAGTTCAGAGTCTTTGGAACACAAGTCGGCTGCGGTATCAATCACAAATCGTATGCTATGGCGTATGCAAAATACGGAAAAAGACCAGCAGTTAGTTGCGCAGTTGTGCTAAATAACGGTAAAACTCCACTCAATTTGTTAATGCCTTTATAGGTTTTTAACGCTTTTTTCAACTAATTTCAATCTTTTTTTAAATTTATTTTAGTATCATTTACTAGATAAGAGATAACTTTTTTTAATATTTTTAGTTAAAAACTTAGTTTAAAATTTGGTTGGTAACTTTTTTTATTTTATCTTTGCCTTGTCAAAATTAAATTAATTAAAAAAAATAAACAAAATGTCTTTACAACAATTATTTCAAGAAGCTCAAAACAGATTTCAAAACGGATATTCTGAAAGTAGATTAGTAGATTATGTATATCAAAATGCTAATAATGATAAACAAGCAACAAAAATACTAAATAAAATATTAAGTAAATAAAACAACAAAGGTAGGTATTAAGTTATCTACCTTTTTTATAGCATAAAAACCTTTGCGACTAATATAGGTATATAAGAAAATGGAAAACTTTAAAACAGTAAACAAAAACACAAACGCAACTTATTTTTTAAATGAAGAAGAATTAACTAACTTTTTCAAAAAAAATAGAGTTCAAAATTACAGTATTACAAATTTAACAAAGCAAAAGAGAACAAGAATAAACAAGATGTTAGACGTACTTGCACACTTATGTGTTTTTGCAGCTTCAGTATTAGCTACTTTACTTTACATTCAAAACTATTAAGATGACTAGAAAAGACGCAGAATATTTAGAATACTCTACTTATGTAGATTATAGCGAACCTAAAATATCCTTTATTACTGGTAAGCTAATAGATGACAAAAAAGTAATAGCAGAACATTGGCTTTTAAAACCTGATTTTATTCCTGCTAAGGTAACAAGCTCAGGCGGTAATGATTTAACTTATAACAGCCGCTCAGTTGTGGTTGTAGGAACTACTTTACAATGCTATAGAAAAGCTTGTGAAATGCTAAAGACTAAAGGTTGGCAACAGATGGACTGTTGGGACGTAGAGCTAAAACCAATCTATAAAAAACACTATGAAAATAACGACAGTTTACCTGTAATAATAAATTTAAAATAATGGAAGAAATACACAAAAGATTGCACGAAATAAACACGTTTCAATGTGTAGATAATGAACTATACCTAAGAGGAAAAGATGAATACGGAAAAGACTTTACAATATGCTTTGATGCTTTTAACTTCTTAGAGTGGATAGACAAAGAACAAATAGAATATATAAAACAAAAAGTAATTGAGTATGTTGAAAATAAATAATTATATTACTTTTACACCGAATTATTAACAGGCAAAAATTCCTAGCCAATAAACATAGGTAGAATATATGAAAACAGAAGCACTAAAAGAAAAGTACATTAAGTACAATCTAACCAAAGATGACGTATTCAAACATCAGCACTACATCATCTTGACAAGAAGCGGTATTGATAAGATACAAGCTTTGGAAAACATTAACATAGATTATGAAGTAATTAAATGTGAAAAAGATTTTTGCGTAGTAAAAGCCTATGCAAGAAAAGAAGGCAAAGGAATTCAAACTTTTGGTTCAGCTTTAAAAGGAACAGGTTTTAAAGACGGAAACACTAATAGCTGGTATGTAATGGAGATGGCTGAAAAACGAGCTATGAGCCGAGCAGTACTCAAGCTAACAGGGTTTTATGAACTTGGAGTATTTGGAGAAGACGAAGCAGAAGACTTTAAAAAGAGTAATAACTAAATAAATATATTAAAATGGAAGTAACAGGAACAGTATTAAGAAAACTTGAATTAGAAACAGGAACATCTAAAGCAGGTAAAGAATGGCAAAAGCAATCAATAGTAATTGATACAGGCGGGGAGTTTAACAATGAAGTCTGTGTTAGTGCCTTTGGTGATAAATTAAAGCAAATGAACAAGCTAGAAATAGGTATGGAAGTATCAGTACTTTGTAATGTTTATTCTAGAGAATACAACGGTAGATATTATCATAATATAGATGGCTACTTTTTTACTAACCAAAGCAACAAATCTTCAGACAAGATAACAAACGGAGAAGCTGAAGAAGATATGCCTTTTTAAGATGAATACAGAAGACAATTTTAAAAACCTTTGCGACCTCACTACAAGTTTAGTGGGGTTGCCTAAAGGCTCTCTAGCTTTAAAAACTAGGAAGACAGAATACCAAGTACCTAGAATGGTTGCAGCTATGGTTGCAAGACTAGAAGACGAAACACACAGAGAAGTAATTGCTAAAGTCTTGGACAGAAACAGAACAAGCGTAAACCATTATGAAAGATGTCATTCTTCTAACTATGCTTCATTCCCTTTATATCGTGAAACATTTATAAAAGTCTTTAACGCTTACGCTGAAATAAAAGACGCTAAACTAACTTTTATTGACTTGTATAATTTACAGGAACACTTAAGGAAAAATGGCATACACGATAGCAGAACACATCAAACAACTATCCGTATTGTATCTGGTAAATTTGGAACTGATGTTAAAGTTTCTTACAAAGATTTTTACAACCAGTTAGAATTATGTAAGTTAGCCCTTCAAAATTACCAACACGAAATAGAAGTAATATGAAAAATTTATTAAGCAGTTCAGCTTTTTTAATAGTGAACAAGCAATTAGCGAAGCAGGTAGGATTGAAGGGTGCAGTCCTACTTGCTGACCTAATTAGCAAAGAAGAATACTTTATAGCTAACGGAATGACTGACGGATGGTTCTTTAATACTGCTAAGAATATAGAAGAAGACACTTGTTTAACTTCACACCAACAAAGGAAGGCAATTAAAAG